CAGCGCACCGCAGGGTAAGTCTGTCGAACATAAAGACGAAAACGGAAACGTGATGCCATTCTAATGGCACTCACCTTAACACAAAAAGAGCCTGTTCAATCCAGGTTGGTGAAGACCGATGACGCAGGTCATTGGTACACGGAACAAGGCGAGTCAGCCCACGTTGTCATTGGAAAGAATGGCAACGAGCGAAATACCACGGTTGCCGATGCGCGGAAGATGGGGTTACTCCCGTCAGTCACTAGCGTGCTTGGCATCATGGATAAGCCGCAACTGACCAGTTGGCGCATCGAGCAAAGTATCATGGCTTGCTTGACGCTACCGAAGGAGGATGGTGAAACACTCGAAGATTACGCAAAGAGAGTTGTCAAGGATTCAAAGCAAGCTACGACAAAAGCGGCAGAGCATGGAACAAAGATGCATGAACAGATGGAGCATATCCTGCTGGGACGTGCTTGCTCAAAAGACCCAGAACTCCAGCCCTACATTAAGACGTTCAAAGAGTGGGCAGGAGACAATGTTGAGAAAACCCACTGGTGCGAGAAGGCATTGGTCGGTCATGGTTACGCTGGAAGGTGCGATGCCTACGTCCGGTTGAAGGGGATTGGGGACGCTATCATCGACCTGAAGAATAGGAAGGTGAACCCAAAATACGACCCATTCTATGACTCCGATTGCGCGCAGTTATGGGCCTATAAATACGCATCAGAGAATCCGAAATGCGCTTGCGTTTCGGTGGTTTTGGCTGCGAATGACCCAGAGACATTGGTGATTCATCGCTGGTCAGAAGACGAGTTGTACGAAGCGGGTATTGCCTTCCAAGCTATGCTCAAGGTATGGGCTTGGTCTAAGAAATATAATCCGCCAGGAATGAAGTTGTAATGGAAAACCCTCCCACAATCGAAGAGATGGGTAATGCTGCCTCAGAAATTGTGTGGAGGGTGATGGGCAATGGGTCCGCCAAGTCTGCGTATGGAGAGTGGTTTTGGAAGGATAAGCCCACATACGATTACCACATAACCCGTTGTATCAAGCACGCAGTCACTGCACAGCAGCAGATCCACCTAAACCACCCCAACCCAGACGAGTCTGGAGAGAATGCGCTTGACCATCTTGAGCGTGCGGTGGTAAGATCCTTGTTTGCCTGGATGCAACTAAAGAAAGGACTACCTAGATTATGAGATGGATTAAGAAAGAACTGGATGAGGAAGGAAAGCCAGAGTGGGCGGTTTATATAGACCAAACCGGCGAGAGCAACGAATTGGAATGGTCGCACTTTGATACCTACAAGACACGCGATGATGCGGTCAAAGCGTGCTGGCGTTTCACTTGGGAAGACTACGATTGCAGCAATAAATGAAGCTTGCTCTTTCTTGGTTGCTCTACCACATTGGCGACATTCTTAGCTATGGCGTGTCGCGTTATGGCTACGGTTATTCGCTGTATAATAAAATAATGCTTTTCAGCAGCAATCTGGACGATAAGGGAGTTATATGGAAGGACGTTAAATGAAGAAAGCATTAGTCACACAAGCATTCGGAGACAAGTGGCACAAGGTGCTAGAGCTAACCAAGCCGCGCATGGAGTCATACTGCCAGCGGAACAATATTGATCTTATTACTTTCGAGAAACCACTGGTCGAGCCGGTGCAGTACAGCAAGCTGGCCATAGGAAACATTATCGCAACGAAGGGGTACGAGCAGGTTACGTTTCTGGATTGTGACGTTTTGGTGGCAGAGGATTGCGATGACATTGGCGCATTGTTTGAACCAGACTGCACATTCATGGCATTGGATGAGGGGTCGTATTTAGACCGCAAGCCTGGGTTGCGCGGGTTGGCTGATGCCTTTGGATATGTCCCAGGATGGCAGCCTAGCTTCTACTATAACACAGGCGTATTCGTCATCACACCCAAGGCTGTAGGCGCACTATCCCAGCCGCCTATCGGCCTATTCCCAAACCATTTTGCAGAGCAGACTTGGATGAATCTACAACTACACCTATGGTCCACGGCCACATGCACCATAGATCCGATCTATAACTGCATGACTAGCGTGGAAGAACACTTTGGGTTGGATCGCTATAAGGATGCCAACATCATTCATTACGCAGGACAATCAAACGACATGGTTCAACTATTGACCAGCATCCAGTATGACGATGCCAAACTGAAAGAACTTGGTCGATGACATCAGTGCGAGTCCAGCGGGAGGAAGGCAAGTGGCGTGTGACCACCATGGCCGGAAACCCGATTGGACCGCGCTTGTGGGGTGCTGTGCCTCCGAATGGGTTGCCATCCATCGAGGATTTGTTTGATGATAAAGGCAGGGCACAGGACGCAGCCGATCTTTGGAACGCCTACGCCTTGTGGTGTAAAGAACGCAGCGGGAAGCGTAAGCGAAGATGATTTCAGCACAATTTACCAGAGGAGATGAAGATGACCGAATCAAACAACTCGCAGGAGAAGTCGCCATCCGCGCCATGCAAGATATCAAACTTCTACAGCGCAGAGGTGTGCTGGATGGCCTCAGGGTCACCAAGAACCAAATTGGTAGGCTTTCAGATTGCAACTGCTACAGGGACGCTAAGGAAGTCAGGTCACTTGTCAGGGATGTCAAGAATGGGACTGTGTTATTCTGGTGCAAGGTCGCAGGAGTCAGGATTGACCAAGCCACGCTGAACAGAGTAATCAAAAGAGGCGTAGGAAATGTTAGCTGAATATGCAAAATTTGCGCTTGACTGCATTACGCAGATTGGAATCATGGTCGTGTTATGCGGAATCACGACAGCAATCATAGCGTTTCTGGGGGGCTTTCTATTCTGGCTCTTGGACCGCGCGAGAGAGGAGAAGTCAACATGGATGGATTAGGCCAAATAAAAATCTTGGCAGAGCGCAAGGTGGAGATGGTTGAACTGGACATCGAGGTTGATGATAAGACAAGAGATACAGTTTGCCATGCTGCATTGCGAGAGATAACAAGCGATGGCGATGCCTTGTTTAACTACGGATTTAACCAAGCAATAAAGCGATTCATTGAAACAAAAGGAAAGAAATGCACCAAGAAAAGTTCAAGCAAAAAACGCTCACGGCGGTAACAGTTCCAAAAGTATTAACCTCCTCGCAATGCGAGATGGTTATTCACGATGCCACCAAGATTGGAATGAAACGCGCTCCAGTGCTGGGTAAGGATGGAAGACGTGTAAGAAGTTGGAATCGGACTTGCGATTCGTGCTGGGTTCCAAAGGCCGGTCTGTTTGATTGGCTCTATAACTATGTGGCCGCCGTAACATACGAAGTCAACAACGAGCATTATCAGTTTGACATAACCGAAATGCAACAGTTACAAGTCTTGCGCTACCGCCCAGGGCAATGGTTTAGGTGGCACTTTGATGCCATTGAGACTGAGGGCGACATCCGCAAGATGACGATGGTGATTAACCTATCCAAACCAAGCGATTATTATCTTGGGGGATTAAGGATTGATGGTAACTGGCACAACGTAAACCAAGCAAGCGATCAAGGAGCCGCAAGCTTCTTTCCGTCTTGGATGAAGCACTGCGCCAAGGCTCCGATTTATGGAACGCGCTGGGCGTTGGTTGGTTGGATTACTGGACCGCAATGGCGATGAACGATTGGTTGGTTTATTCTACATGGCTTGTGATATTGGCCGTGGTGTACACGTCCTACGGAAATCACAAATGACCCAGCTTAACCCAGAGCTTTGGATGATGACTCCAAAGGGTGAGGGATTGGCGTTCTTGGTGACGGACTACGGAATGGATCATAACAAGATATTTACCATCCTGCTTAACTCTGGTGAGATTTTGGATTTTGATATTAAGGATTGCCGCCGGTGCGAGAACCCGTCTTTTTGTATTGACGCACCACAACAACCGAGACCACACTATGCCCAAGCAAAATGAACCAGACACAACCCAAGACGTTTTTATTGATGGTCGCAAGGTCGGAGGCGGGAACTGGATCGTGTGCATGGATGCGACTCCAGAAACTTCGGCAGTCTATTATTGGCTCAACGGGTACACTTACTGCTCATTCTTATCCGAGGTCAAATGTATTACGAAGAAATAGACAGGCGGCACGTCAAGGCACTGGAAAACATTCTGGCGGAGGGCGAGTGCGAGCCAGGAAGGTTAATGGGAGAGGATGCTGGACATCTGGCTTATATTATGAATCAGATGCTTTACGACAAATTTCATGGACACGGTTGGGAGTTGGATCTCTTGACTGGTAGATTCGTGAGAAAAACAGGAGAATAGTATATGCTAGGAAAAGATATCGGAAAAAACATCAAGGAATTGCGTGCGGATAACATGAAGAAGGGTAAGGCTCGCGGTGCTGGCGGTACGCCTCGCAGCGAGAAGCAGATCCTAGCCATCGCACTGCGCTCGGCTGGGGT